AAGGGCTACAACAAGGTCTTTATAGACGATCTCTTCAAGGATTCCTCGGAAGTGTGGAAATTTTGGAGGCAGGCAGAAAGAGACTCGAAAAAATCCGGGAAGCGGCCTTTAATAGTTTGGCAGCAGGATAACAAATCTATACTTGCTATTACTGAAGATGTATTCAAGATTACAGAAGTAGAACTACAAGCTATAAGATATAAAAATATACTAATACACAAGCTTGATGATCTACTACAGAATACAACAGATCCTTACTGGTTTATAAATTAAGTTAATAACTTTCTAAGTAAGAAGGTTTGAATTCTTAGAATATTTTCTAGAATAACATTAGTATTAGATTTATCAACAGAATTATTAAGTTTTACTTTAGTAGCATGGTATTCAGTGTTTTTTCTATTACCAATAAGATTAGCTGTTCTACCTTCGTAAGCTGTAGTAACTCTTCTGCCATCTGGGGATATAATCGACACTCCAAAGTATTTTGAGGGTCCTGCTTCTCCAACTCTAATCTCAGCACTATTTGGATTTTTAATCCAATCTCGCCAAAGTGAGCAAGCTGACTCATTGTGGTCAAAAGAAATTCTACTTCCGGTAGAACCTCTAGTTCTTCCTTCTTTATAGACTGTAGTCAACATTCGCTCGCCTGTTGTCCCAGGCATGGTTGCTAACATAGCTACAGCATGTCTATCTGCTACTGGCGCTCTTGGATTTGTAGCATCTCTGTAGAATTTCTCTACAGTAGAATTTTGGCAAGCTACTACTAGTTCTTTCTTTAGTTCTTCAATTCTCTTAGGGTTGATTGGCTTAGTCTTATAAGCTTTTTGTAGAGCAGTTGCAGTTGTATAAACTTTATTGTCCTCTGCATCAGCACTACGAACAGAATTCTTGATCTGTTCTAGGTAAGCATGGGGACTTTCTTTCTTGCCATTAACAACTTTAGGACCTAAGCTTAAAATAGCTTTTTCTTGTTCCTGTAATTCTTTATTTAATTTGCTTAGTCTAGCTTGGGCAGCTTTTCTAGCATTTTTAGGAATACGTAAAGTATCGCAAGTGCGTTCTAGCCATGCTTTTTGTGCAGGAGTTTTTGGATTAGTAGCAGCTTCTAAAGTGGCTGCCTCAGCCCCAGAACCATGCTTCACTGCATCACCGCCAGTGATGGAAGTTTTAAGTCCCTCTGGGATAGCATACATCACTTTATTTCTATCGTAAGGTGCTCCTGGTCCTGTTAATCTATCACTGGAAAGTGCTGTTGATAGTGATTGAGATTCGTCAAGCATCTCGCCTACGGTCTTCTCTTGCACGTAAGTGTCAGCTTCTTCTGGCGTTATCCCATGGACTCTAGCAAAAGCTTCGACAGCTTCTTCCCTAGTTGCATAAGCGTAAGTTACATCCCTTCTAATACCTTCACCAGTAACTTTTCCACTATGGAAAACCATGGGATTTCCCAACTCTTTTACTTGGGTCATTAGCCCAGCTAACTCAGAGTATAGCTGAGGAGTTAGATCTGAACAGTTATCTAAATTTTGAACGCCGTCTGTAAGCGATTGTAAAGCGTCTAAGCTTTCAGCAGGCACCGAAGACTTACCTTCTTCGAAAGATTGAACAGCCTCATTAGCCATACCTAAGTATCGACAAACATCTTTTAGATCACTAAATACTGATTTAATAGAGGTCTCAATCTCATCCTGCATTTCAGGATCTCCATCTGCTCCATTATATTGTTGAACTAATCCAGCGAGTAATAGCAAGTTTTCCTTCATAGTGCCTCTGAGGTTATTCTCGTCCCCAGAGCTATAGTTCTCCATTTGATGGACTTTAAACTTTCTACGACCCAGCAGGGACGGCTGCATAGCCATTGCAATATCGTAAAATTGTCTATTCCTATCTTTAAAAGCAATTCTCGTAGTAACCCCTCTGATTAATACTTTTCCGTCATTTGTAAATTCAACCAAACCTACTAACTCTATTTTCTCAGCTTCTGTTAACTCTCTTTCTCCAATAACAGACATTAATTCAGCAGCTCGCTCAAAGTTTTTGGCAGCAGCATCTGATTCTTCTTTTGGAACAGTGGCTGCTCCAAGAGTAATACACTCTTTCTTTTTCTTTCTTTTCTGTTCATCTTTACACTCAGCGCCAAATGCAACTTCGATACTATCCAAAGATAATTGCCTAATATTGCGAAGTTGTGTTAGTAAAGTATTTTGATAGTTATAAAAAAGAGCTCTCTGCACTTCGTCCCAAGTGCTAAGATAAGTTACTCTCTTAGCCTGTTTTAATAGCTTAACTGCTTCACATGATTTACCTGTTCTAGCTGCTCGATAAGCTGCTTGAAGTTCTCTATCATTTTCTGAATCGTTTTTTAGCTTACTCATGTTAGCTGATAATCTCAGCCTACATCTAGCTTCTGGGTTTCCATAATTACCTGTAAGCTTTTCTAAGCTTTTGGTAATAAGACCAGAAATTCTCTCTACTCTAGCTATGAGTTGTTGCTGCTCAACCTGCTCTGGTGTGGGTGCTACTTGTGCTTGTTCTACGCCTGCTTCTTCTCCTTGCGTCGGCTCCCCTTGCTGTGCCCCGAAATAAGCTCCTAAATTTTGAGCTTCTTGGTTCTGTGCTGAAATAGCTTGCCCGGTTGTCGCATCAATGGTCCACGGAGTTCCTCCATCTAAAGGGCTCACAGAGATTCCTACAACTTGTTTACTTTTTTTGTCTTTTTTCTGAGCGAATCTGTATTTCCTCTGTGAAGGCGAAGTTACTACTCTAGCATTTGGGTCTTCATTATTTACTACTGAGTTAGCGGCTGCTAAAAGCTCTGCCCGTCTCTGTTGAATTGCAGGGTCCTCATTCTCATTTAATGGGGATACACAGCAGCCTTTTTTCTCGTCGAAAGCTTTTAAAAATTCTAATATGTAGTTCATGATACGAAAAAACCCGCCTATAGTATTTATAGGCGGGTTTGCGAAAGATTATTACCTAATCTCAGGTAGCCTGGACATTTTTAAAGTCCATGAAATCATACTTGAAGGTAACTTCAATCGTGTGGAAGTCGTTAGTGCTGTAGTTTACTTCAGCAGGCTTCCATGATTTAGGATATACACCGTAATACTCTAGAACTGCAAATGGGTTCTTTGCGTTATCCAGGTAAACAACCTCAAGACGGTTTGCCTTGAAGTGTGGTTGGTTAGTTCCACCTGGGCGAGTGTTCTGTGCCAAGGTTCCTGTCGTTGGGTCGTAGACACTCTTGAACCAATCCCATAACGTTGGGGCCGTCTCACGGAGGTAAAGATGGTCAAACGTTATTGATAAATCGTCAGGTGTAGCCTTACCAGGATAGAAGACCTTATCGTTTAGTCTATCAACTGTTATATCTTCAACGGAGAAGCCTGCGCCTCCTACCTGCTTTGCAGCTAAGGTAAGATCAACACCTTCTAGAGTTCTGTTTGAAGGCAGTCCATAGAAGTGGACTTCAAATTGATAAGCTCTTACTGAATCAAGCTCCGTAGAGATTACCGGGAGACCTTCTCCCGGAACAAACTCTCTACCATAAATTGTTCTATAATATGATTCTGCCATTTTTATTCTCCGTTATTATCCTGATATTTTAGCAGACTGTGAGGTGATGTTTAGTTCGAAGACTACAGCCTCAGCAGCTTTCGTTGGCTTGATAAGAATCTTACACCAAACTTCGTTGCGATCAACTCGCAGTGGAGTGTTTACAGTTTCATCACAAATTACCTTGAACTCTGTGATACCGCGACGACGCTTGATATCGTCAAGAAGTGGGTTAACAGTTTCTTGGATCTGTGACCAGAGGATTGCATCATTTGGTTCGAATGCAAATCTTTGCGTAGAGAGCAGAAGAACCTTTCTGATGTAAATCATCAGCATTCGAACGTTGATGCGGTCAAGAGCAGTTGGTGCTCTTTGAGCAGTTCTTTGTCCGAAGATCGTGATACCTTGTTGTGGGAAGTTAACGATTGGGTTAATTACGTTACCACCACTATACATGGAGTCTCTATCACCTTGGTTAAGGATCGTCTGAGTCTGCGTGGGCTTCGTCAGGCGGCCCCGAACAAAACCGGCAGGGGCAAACCATAGTTCAGAAACACCTGCCGTGTAGGCGATCTGACGAGCGCCATAGATAGCAGGATCGAGCCACTTATCCTCACCTAAAGTTGGAACAAACGTCTTAACCCAAGGCCAGTAGATTGCTGCGTAGGAGGAGTTGATTGCAGCCGTTCTAGTATCAGAAAGACCGTTTGACCAGTCAATCGCTTCTTGTGGCGTATCTGCTGCCAGATATGGAGGAGATACACAAGCAATGAAGTTTTGGCTGGTTTCAGCTAGGGTGATTAAAGCATTCTGAACGTTTTGAGACGCAAGTCCTGGGACTAGTCCTATCGTGAGGTTTAATCCATCATCGTCGAGAGCGTAGATGCCAGTCTTTTCTTGAGGATCTCCGATAACGAATTCCTCGTAATTATTGGGATCAGCGCCGTTATCACCGCTAGCCATAGCCACGGTGCCTTGGACCAGCTTAAGGAATCTTGGAGTTCCAGTAACAAAGGCAGTCCCAGATACCCCACTTACTGCGGCACCCTTAATAAATCCATCTGCTGTAGAAGCAAAAACTGCTAGTTTTTCAGGCTCAATAACGGCATCCTCTTCATACACAGATCCTTGAATGAAGTCTGATTTTCCTTCTGAGATAACATCAGTCAGGAAGAGGCCACCATTAAGAAGAGATGCTTTGAATGATTCTTTTAAAGCACCCTTATCATTCAAGACAACAGAGAACTTAGAACCACCAAGAGGATCAACTTCAATACTATTTCCACTTAATGAACCGTCAGATTTAGTGCCTAAGTTATAGCCCGCTCCAGGGTAGAGACTTTCGACAACATACTTCAGAGATGAAGTATAGATAGAACCACCACTAACAGTTAGCTGACTAAAGCCTACTAATTCTGAGTCAGCGTGGACACCACCATTTTGATCCACAGTCATGAGGACTGGCTCGCTAGCAGATACATAAAGAGTAGCACCTGAACCTGCGAAAGAACCAACAATGAAGCCTGCGGCTGTTTCACCTGTTGTTACCACAGTTTTTGGTGCGACATCTCCGTTTGCGTCAATTTCATAGGGGTATGCTGCAACAGCCTTCAGGCCATCAAGGTCAGTTCCAAACACAGAGGCTAGTGCATTAAATTGATCTGTTCCTGCGCTAAGGTTTGCTACATAAGTTTTGATGAACGGGAAAGCAGAAGCCCCAGTATGATCAGTAACTTGGACTTTGAAAGTAACTTTCTTGGTCACTCCTACGCCTGCGGAACTAACTGCTATAGCGGGGCAGAAACCAAAAGGAATGGTTGCTGAAGCATTCTTTGCGTCATCATCTACTGCTCTCACGAAGTAAAGCCTATTGCTGGCTTCGAGAATCTCTAGACCAGCTAAAACTCCTTGACCAACAACCTCGACAGGCTCTCCAAAAGTATCAACTAATCTTTCTTGGCTAGTGATGAGAGTAGCCTTGTTAGTTGGTCCTTTTTCAGCGAACCCTACTACGCCTACAGTTGTAGAATCTATAGTTGCAGGATAGTTTGAGATATCCTTTTCGATTACATAAACGCCGGGGCTCACTATATTTGCCATTTTACACTCTCTCTAATCGTAAGATTTTTTTCTTAATCATCTTTTTGATCTGTGATGATACACTAGTTTCTGGAATCATGACAGATTCTTTTGGTGTAAGCCAAAAAGATTTAGAACCAGTTTCAGACATGAGGAATATATTAAAACCTTGACGGGATAAATTAACTAGTTTGACCAACATCATTGCTCCTTAACTGTTAATCCACCCGTGTTAACTTTAACTGTATCATTAATGTTTACAGTTCTTTGTTTTGCTTGATTAGCTGCTTCATTGAACACTTCATAAGCCACATAATCTGTTTCGTGAGTGCCATTTGATGTATAACAAAGAGCATAACCTGAAACACCAAATGTGGCGGGTGCGTCTGATGGGAACGTAATTTCCCCTTCTGAGTTGCTCATTTGCATGAAACCAGCAACAGGTGCTAGAAACGTGCTCCCGAACTTATTGGTGCCGATGCTTGCTCGGAACTGACCAGCACTGACCTCTACAGCAGATATGGATGAAGCCGTGAAAGGTTCTGCGATCGCAGGGACCCCTGATAACAAAGCTAGGTGGAGACCACCAGTATTGACTGCTGGCATTGCGCCACTTGCCATGTATTGCAGAATATCTACTGCAAATTCTCTAACTTTACCTGAAGCCATAATTAATTACTCCTCTTTAGTATTTATCAATTCCTTGGAAAATATAATCACAAAACCAAGGTAATTTTTTTAATTCAAAGTATTTTTCTTTATTAGATCAATAATCCTAAGCTTAGAAGCAGACTCATTAGGTATTATTAATCGACGATCGGTCAGCACAGTTTTCGGAGTTAGAAATGGAGCCGTAAGTAAAGGCGTCAATCTAGTCCCCCGAAGAGCGTATAAAACTAAACCTTTTATTGTGCCTGCCCCCCAATCTGCTGTTGCTATAGGAAATTCGATAGCTCCATTGTATTGAACTACTATGCCACTTACGGATTGACTAGGGACGTTCGTAATTCCTGGTAATGAAAAGTTGGCTTTTGTTATTTGTTGTGGATAGTAAGAGCCTGTTGTTACAGCCAAAGGCTTTATCCCAGGAAGACCATTAACCAAAACACCAGGAACAGAGAAAAGCTCTGCTGCTCCTAGCCAACCATCTTTACCATCGTCTGGTAATGCTGATAGTAATCCAACGAAATACAGTCCTTCAGTTACATCTAAAAAGTATGGATTGTTAGATCCTCTGCTAAAATCTAACAGAGAGTTTTCAGCTTGCAGTAAGTAGGTAGTTTTCATCGGATTGGGAAGTAAACCTCAGAATTAAATTCTTCTATCTTACCAGTATTGGTAATAACGAATCGTGGGCTTGGTATATAGGATTCGACTGTTACATCAAATGATTTTCTTATTAGTCTATCCTGACCCTCAGGTGCTAAAACTTCATTAGTGGGTGATTCATTTTCTAAGTAAGCTTTTGTTGACGTGTTAAAAGAAGTTTGGATAGACATATCAGGGTTAAAGTCTCTATGGATTTGTTCGGTAAGTTGATCCATATCTTCCTGATATTTTGTCCAAACACTTAGTCTATAGTTTATTGATACTGGGATCGGAGCAAGTCTAGCGACTCTGACAGCTCTTTGTTTTTCATTATCCCAATACTTATCATAGACGATCATGCTTGATGTTCTTCTTCTATTTTTATCATTTGTATTACCAACTCTGAATACAGAGACGACTGGTAGGATTATGTTATGTTCCTGTCGCAGTTTAGCTACTACACGCTCGGTATTACCATGCCAACAAGGAACTCGCTTAAGCTCGTCTTGATCATTTATGTAGACATATTGAGAGAAGATATTTATTAGATACTCAAGGGTTTCTCTATAGATTTCTGTGATTTGAGGACTTCCTTCAGATCTCTTAGAGAGTTCTTTTAATAGTTTCTGCTCAAAACTAAGGAAAGAAGATTGAGTAGTGGCTCGTTGTCTTGTTATAGAATCTATCTCATTTGTAACTGAGGCGCGAGATACAGACCTTTCGCCTAGTGTTAAATTCTCAAAACCTGAACGATCCTGGCGAGACTCTCCTGCAATCGAATTTCTCTTAACAAATATAGAACTATCTAGCTTAGATCCTAAAGCGAATTCGGGTTCAAAAACAAATCTAAATATATCCCCATCAAGATCAGATGATCCAGAAACATCACCTGTGATAGCTACACCCAATGATAAGTATGCTAGTGATGCCTCTGACGATGATTCAAGATCACCTTCTAGCTTAACTATTGTAGCAAACGAACCTTCAAGGTCAGAAGAACCTGAAACTTCGGCACTAGGTAATTTTGCGAACCCATCAATTAATAGGGATGTTAAAGTGGTTTGTGAAGAAGAGCTTAAATCTTCAAGTATAATTGATTTAGAAATTGTATCAACTTCAGGTTCACAAGATCCTGAGATGTCACAATTTGATAGTGGAATTATTCTAATAAATTCGGCTATCAGTGAAGTATTAGAGTCTACACTAAAATCAGTTATATTTCTACTAATAGCTAATGGTAGGGAATCTAGTTGACTACCCGCAGCAATAGAGCCGTTTATCAGTTTAATAACTGGTGGGTCTTTGTTTTCTATTGAGTCTATAATTCCTGCAAGATCTGAAGAACCTTCAACGCTTAGATCAATCAGTTCTTTTATTCCTTGCTTTTCTATGTCACCATTTAAGCTAGATCTTAGAGCTACTTCTAACTCTGTAAATTCTTTTAGTCCTTGCTTTTCAATATCCCCATAAAGTTCTGAGCTACCTATCGTTTCTAAATTTTGGAATCTATTTATTACTAGTCTAGCAGAAATCCCATCCATTTTCGGGATAAAGCTTTCATTACCTATATCTCTAGTAGCTACATTGACATCACCAATGACTCTAAAGCTGCAAGACAATTCGGATGATCCTGATACATCTCCAACTATATCTTTTGCGACTGAAGCTCCTAGAGACAAGGAACCTAATGGCATATAGGGTGTTGACTCAATGTGTTCAGCATTCTGGAATGTTACATCTCTAAGAAATGCTGCTGGTTTCTTAATGTAAACAGATACTAATAAAGTTCCTAAATTTCCTATGGATCTTTGTAATTCTACTCCATCAATGCTTTGCGTAATATTTACTGATGTGTCTGGTAATATTGAACTGAGGTTGTAATTTACTTCGACCTCATGTGAACGAGCCCCTGAATCGAATTTAACGACTAAAGGCCAGTTTAGATAGAATGGAGCAACTCCTGTGTTTTTAACGTTAACTGTTATATTAAAGTTTTCACCTTGAGCTACCTCAGTAGGCATTACTGAGTTTTGTATAAATAAGCTATACCCAAGAGTTTGGATATGAGTTAGCATATTATCATATTGCTCTTGAGTATTGTAACGATTATAAAAATATCCAAAGGCTATAGCTTCAGAGAGTGAGCTTGTCTTTTCTCTTCTGATACATTCTAAAAGGCTTTGAGGTTGTTGGCTGTATGTTGCGGGAACAGTTCCCGAGTATGTTGTGTTATAAGCGTCACCATTTCTTGCTAGCTCTGGGCGAGTCTCTCCTCCCATGTAGCTATACTTCCACTTATCTCCGGTCCCATAGTGATTTATCTGAGTCTCTGTATACCAAGGCTTACCTGGTTCATCAATACTCATCCATCCGAACGAGTCATCATGTATACCAAGCCTAGTATTTAAGTCTACCATAGCTAGGACTGGACTATCAGGTAGTGGTCTGTTATTATCCCGGCCATCCAAGAATCTACCACCGATCAAGGTTTTTTTGAATGCTGCATCTACGGCATAAGCTAACGTTGATAGGAATGCAGCGGGAGGATTTCTAGTCCAACGAACAGGGAAAATAGGATTTCCATTTTGATCTAGTGCTGGAAAACTCCAAGCAGCGTAGTTATTCCACTCACCCCAGTGACCAGCAAGACCTACGTGGAAATCAATAATTCTAGGATCGCCGTCGTAAACTCTACCTAACTCAGTGAGAAGCCTTACGCACTCATCAGTGAGAGCTTGGCTAGTGTAGTCTGGGACGTAGCCCGACATGGCTAATCCTGCGGAGTTCTCTACTGTCAGGTAAGGATAGCCTTCGACCGGCCCGCCAAACTCTGTTCTTAAAAATTTTGGAAGACAGTAATCTTGTGTTAGTGGTTGCAATATTTCATATCTTCTTGGCTGCCCAGGCTCATCAATAGTTCGTAAGTTTCTAGGCATATCAATGTGAATTCTTATGTTTGCTTGGCAGCGATTAGCTGCGATCTGATTTAGCTGCTGTTCTAATATAGTAAAATCAAATTGATTAGTTTCACCACCGTTTACATAGAGAGCAGACATACCCACATCACGAACAGCTTCGATAGATCTAGGAAGTGAGTTCTTCTGAGCCCCCTGTCTAAAGAACGGGTAGACGCCTTTGCCTGGGTTGTATAGGGCACTTGGTTGAAGCTCGTATGTGTAAGTGTAAGTTGTGGTAGTGTTATCAATAACTTCAAAAGAACAATCAAGCTCAGTGGAGCATCTAAGATCTCCAGTTATAGTTTTAATTGTTGTGTTAAGGGTCCTATCCTTAAAAACATTATCAGTGACACCTGCAACATAAGGCATCACTTCAGGATCTCCTGGTTTATAGAAAGCAGCTTTTCTTGAATTTAAGCCGACACTAGGCCACCCTAAATACCCATAAAGTGCTTTACTGTAAAACTCATTTCTGAGAGCTCCGGTAGTTCTTGTTAGTTCGATATCGTAACCAGGACCATAAAACTCAAGAATAACTTGTGCTGCTTTATTTGCTAAGTCTACAACATCAGAATCAGACAAATCACCGTAGGCATATAAAATTTCCCAAGCCCAGATAATAGCGTTAGTCGCCCAGTTAGTAGTTCCCCAAGCACTACCAAGAGCCGTCCCTCCACTATATTGGTTTGAATAAACAAACCATGGACCTAGTTTTGGTCCTGACATTACTTTTTTCTTTACTCTTTCACCTTTATGGAAATAAGACTCGCAGATATACGGGGTAGTAGTATAGTCTGTATTTCCATTTTCTAGGATTGTAAAGGATAGTTCTGGTTGCGTAAACCATTCATATGGCCTCTCTGCTGACCAGCTTGACTGAGCGTAAGCATGTAGATATTTTCCTTGGAACCGTGAACCAGTATTAGGAGTGTCCGCTCTACCAGCCATATTAGCAATACAAGTTTTTGCTACATCAATAAAATACTGTTTTGCTTCCAGATATGTATCATACAGAGCGTCACCCACCTCTGCATACGTATCGAAGTTACAAACAAAATCTAAAGTAGACTGTGGTCTTCTTAAGTAAATTTCTTGGAATATTAATCCGTAAGCTTTAAAAACTTCAATAACAGGAGAGATGAAAGGGAATAGTAAAGATTGCTGATATGCTTGAGTGCTATAGTTATTAGGTCTTCTGCCTTCTAAGTCCCCATTTTCTCTTAAATCTATTGGGACTGCTGTCACACTTGGGTGAGCACTTACAGGAATAGCTGTGACGTTTTGGCTAGGTAATGGTGGACCGAATACCTTAGTAGCTAAAGGATCTTCAGGACACTCAAACTTATAAGCAAAGTATTCAACATTATTAGATAAGACTACAGAGGTTCCTGGCTCTCCTGGGTTTGACCTCGGTGGATCTAAAACATAACCAGAAGCAATGAAACCTTTTAAACGACCTTTATCGAATTGGAATTGTCTGCGACTTGTGCTCCAAAAATAAAATTTACTCTCATCAACATAATCTAATTCGTCGTAAGGAGGAACATAGACTTCTTGTTTAGCTGCTACTTGTGCGCTACCTACGTCACGATAACACCAAACAGCCGCTCTATTCTGATTGAAGTTAGGAGAAATTTCTCTAATGGGTAAGCCAACTGTATTATACTTACAGTGTTTGAAATTAATTCCCATCTTGTTGGCATTCCAGTAACCATCGAATCTTGAATCATAAGGACCTAAGACGTGCCAAGTTGGGTGTTTCGTATTGTAGTCATAAACTCCGCTAACCCCTCTCGCCCACGGAGGATATCTTTGAGCTACCCAAGGCTTGTTAGGAACACCAGTTGGATTATCTTCCCAATCATAGTTTTGATAATAATTCCAAAATCTTCTTGATAGAGCGTATAGAACTCTTCTTCTTAATTTTTCATTTCTAGTTATACCTATCCCACCGACTAGCATGTTTAAAGGTCGCCCTTCCATTCTAGCAGCATTTCTTAAGTTTGCTCCTAAACCTTGATCTTGGTAGTATAGGTCTCTTATAGGCTCTCCGTCATGATGTGTGGACATGACAATGCCCATAGAGTAGTCTACAAGCTTCAATGCCAACTTGTCTCCTGAAATCATTGCATAACTAAGTAAAGGAGCCCAAGCTGAGTGAGAAGGCGTAAAACCTTCTCTGGATGTCACGCTGTTCCAGAATCCTGGTGATGGGTATCCTTCATTGGCCTGTCTTTTTGGTGTTGGATAACCAATCTTATTATTTCCTGGTTCATACGCACCACCAATTCGGAACTGAAGCATTAGGAAGATATCGCCATACTTCGCTATACCACGAGTCACTGCATTCAGTGGTTCTGATTCTGATAAATATGCAATTACATCTTTAGCACCATTCACTAAACTCATCGACTCGACTTGAAGTCTTTGACCTTCTTGACGACTCGGGTCTCTCCCAGGAACTAATATATGATTAGAAGTTCCAGAGATACAGATATCATTGATTTCTGTTAAGGTATCAAAAGGTGCAACAAATTTTTCTATGTAAGAGTTATTACCAACATTTAATTCAATTAGTTTAGGTCCACTATCTGGTGTAATACCATTAGCATTTATTCTACCACTACTATTAACAGTTTGAGTATACTTAAATCCATAATACTTAGAATCAGCGGGGTTGTATTCTATAAACTTTATAGCATTTATTAATTTTGATTCAGTTGCTTTATTAAAAACTGTATCAGTATAGAATGGAGAAGGACTTATAGTTATATTAGATCCGTCTGGATCTATTGTGTAAGTGTAAAAAGAATAAGTATAATCTTTATCGTTTGCTCCTGCGGGGGGATTAGCTGGTGCTGAAGTAATGTCTAAGCCTATCCCGACAAATTTAGAGATAGTTGGGTTGTAGGTAATTCCAGGGTAACGTTCAAAATTTCCAATAGTATCACTAACAGCAGTAAACTCATTCGTAGCAACAACAAATTTATGAAGTTTCGCTTGGAAGATGCAATAATGTTCTTGGGTATCTTCTTTATAAACGATACTGTAAATATTTTTATTTGCTAGAGAACCTCCAGGATAAGCAATAGGAGTAGAGTTTAGAGGTGTGCCACTCAAAGCAACTAAAACATCACCCTGTCTTCGAGAGTCCCCACCTCTCACCTTACCAATCGAAGCATATGAAGCTACGCCATAAGTCTTTCCTGCTCTTGATGTTCCTCCACCATGACCACCTTTAGTAAAGCCTCTGCCATTTTTAGCTAGGACTTCAGTTCCACCATAGGCTACGTTGCTCCCATAATAACCTAAGGTAGTAAAGTTGTCTATTAATCTATGAGCATTGTTAAATTCAGGATCGTCATATGCTTTGTCAATCCAACCTTGATAGTTTGGATCATTAGTAATTCTCTTTACTGCGTCATTTAAGTATACGTTAGTTATTCTAGTAGGCACATTCAAAAATCGTTTTACAGTCCAAGCATCATCAAACTGGTCAACGAGACGGCCATCTCTAGCTACTTCTATTGATAGTCTATTATTCCACTCTAAATCTATAGCCGCTTCTAAGAACCTAGCGTCAGGCAGTTGAGCACCAGCTAGGATAGCACCGCAACCAGCATAACCGAAAGCAGGCTGTTCACCTGCAACACCTGATCTAGAGGCTATCCCAATAGGATTCATTGCCCAAGGTTCGTGTAGACCACTTAAGAATCCTACTTTAACATTTGTTTCAAATGGAGCTACCTGATACCAAGGATTCTCAAAAGAGTTTACTTGTTCTACTTGAGTTGCTACATCTGGTGGGCAGACAGTGACATTAACGTAGTTATCACTATTCCACATGCTTTCCATCAATATACATGCGGTCTGATAGGTGTCATCATATCTTAGTGGGTCAGGTAGGCGATTATTAATCCAGTCTAAAGGTGCAGGTTGAACAACATTTTTGTAGGCAGTAAATAACTTACGGTTTCCGAAGTTCATATCTATTGCCCAAGTTTTTTCCTTTTGGTTAGAACGCTGTGAGTTTACATCCCTGGTAGATAAGTTAATACTTGGTAAGTATCTGCTATTGATGTGCAAGCAACCACGAAGCACCCAAGTGCAGCTTGCGGGGAGGAAGTTATATCCATATATTTCTACGTCATACCAAGTCTGATTGCCTTTATCAAACCAGTTAATTACTGTCTTTCTAATAGTATTAATTGTTTCTGTAGAAACAGAACAAACGTTTACAGAAGAAGCGTGACATACCACATCCGGCCCAAGAATAGAGAAAGTAATGTCGTCTTGTGAGTGGAATACTGTTGGTTGATAAGCTTCACCTTCGTTGTATGGTATGTATCTTGAAACCCAAGAATCAGGTGTTCCAAAAGATCTTCTTCTTGGACCTGTGTTATTACTAAGTTTTGATGTGCCATCGGCTCGCCCAAACTTATCCTGTAAGTCCATCGTAGCACCTTGAGGATTATAAGTTCCTTCGTCATAAGTAAGAAGTCCCACACCCCAAACAAAGCTAAATGGAATTATGTTCTTTTCGTGTTGAAGTTCATAATTAAAGTTATACCAAAACGGAGGAGCATCTCTACCTGAGGTAGACATAATAGTTATCCTCTCGGCTACTGGGTCTCCTTCTTGGATTACTTCAACTGCTGCACCATCATAATCTAACTCTGGGACAATCCTGCCACGGACAGTGTATTCTTTAGCTAGGCACTCTTGTCCAATATTTGATAGACTAGGATTTTCTGTTACCGATCCTACTTCATCAAAGTTTTGATCATAGATAATATCTCTCTCAGCTACTAATAGCGAAGATCCGTTTGGAAAAGCTCTTTGTTTATCTTGACCATAGAGACCATTATAAAAATCAAAAGAGTTTACAAAGCCATGAGCAGAGAACTCAAAAGTTGTGGGAGTTTCGCAACCAACACCTAGAGCAGATAAAACCCCAGGCGTTAACTTAAAGTTCGGGAACTGAGCAGGCTCTTCTCGTCTAAACGTGTATATCTTTTCTGCGTAAAATGGATAAGGTCCCGAAACAGGTCCGCCTACACTGTAATTGGCTGTGTTTGACCCAGCAGGCATATAGCAGTCCCATTTTACACGTAAATACTTATAAGAGCCTAGAGGGGCTTCCTGTGAAGGTGGGTATGGATCTCCCATAGGTTCCCACTGCACATATCCATTAGAGACATCATCTGCAAAAACTGAGATAGGTGCTACAGCAGGACTTCCTGTGATTTTATCAGGAACAGGAAATACTCCATTAGGTAATGTAATAACTGAAGTTTTAATCTCGGATACTTCGTGACCTGTAATGTTTATTACTTTAACTTCGCTAAGATATTCTGACGTAAATGAGGCTCCGTCTGTAGAGGGATCTCTTCCTACCTCAAGAGGAACTGTTGGAATAGGAATTGGATCAAAATCAGTCATATCTCATATCCCCCAAAGTCTGTCATTCCTCCTGTTTGTTCTGGTCTGTCTAATGCGACTTCATCAACCACATCTTCTGAATCTCTTAGCAGTTTAGCAAAACAATTGTAGTGATAAACACCGTAAGCCTCAAAAGCATCCTCCTGAACTTCGTAAATCTCATACTTCATATTCTGAAATAAAGGCTTTACTATGTCGCCAGGGCGAGGAGTTCTTTGAAGCTTCTGATCTATATAGCTCTTATTGAAAGTAAATGTTTGATCATTAGACATCTCTAAACCAAACTCACTAACGTTTTCTTCAATCACTTTAGGATCATAAGAAGCCCAAACAGTTATTGGCTCAGTTGATATAACTTTATTACGTTCTTCTAAGTAAACTTTATCGTAACTCGCCTGACCAAAATACATGTAATAAAGAAGCTTAGACCCAGATAATTTAATATTCTCTTGGTCTATAGAGTTAAAGTAACCAACGTCTGGATTTTTCGTATCGTAGAGCGACAGAAGACTTGCGTCATCGTCCAGATCAGCATAAGGCATTGGTGTGGTAACTTTATATCTCTTATCTTTATCGTTTGGATCAATCATCTTAGTATGTAGTAATTAGTGGTGGTTCTTCTAGTTCTCCTAGAAGTTCCTCGATTAGCTTCTCTTTTTCTTGAGTAGCTTGTTCTATTAAAGCTCCGCCATTTAACTGTGCGCCGCCACCAGGTCCGGGAAGAGTTTGATACTTGCCTCTTATCTGACCAAGAATCTCCTTACAGCAAGCTAATGCAAATCTCTTAATCCAAGATTTATAAGCATAATGAATTGTGTTAGCGTCTAAAGCTCTATACTCTAGAATACAGTAATCATCAACTGCTGGTGTTGGAGTTAGTTGTAATAGATTACCATTCAACACGTCCCAAGCGCCTTCTTGGGATAGAATTTTTCTTACCATCTCTAAGTGCATCTGAAGGATGTAAAACTCCCCTACTGAAAAATCTGAGAAGAGATGAGCATCCTGAAAATACTTAATAAAATAATCAAACTCCAAAGTCCCAGCTTGAGCTTGGATAGACAGCAACGTTTTTTTGTAGATGACGTAGGTGAGGTTATCTGCAATGAATCTTGGAATCTCATATACGTTCTCTCCTAATTGGGTTTGGAAGACTGCATATTGTTTTGTCCACACAGGTGCGTGATATGACATACGCTGCACAGCTTCATCTATCGCAGTTCTTATCTGGAATGGTGTTAGTTCAACACGTATGACTGGATAGCCTAGTCTAGCTAAAATGAAGTCTGCTATCTCTCTGTGAAAAGGACTAAACTCTTCCAGGGAAGTTTGAAAACTAGGAACTTCCTCATACAGACTTTTACCAATGTCATCAGTCACTTTGTAATCAGTGATTCTATTGCCATCATATTTTGAATAGGTATTACCCCAGACTACATTAGCTTTTACTACCATGATTAATTAATCCTTCTTTTACGAGGAGTTTTCTTCTTTTGTTGTTCTTTCTGTATAGATTCAATTACTGAATCATCTACAACAACAATTAAATCATCAGGCAAATCTGAAGCTTGATCCTCTAAAATGTCCTCTATATCCACGACTGGTTTTCGAGGAGCTTCGTCAATTAGGTATTTGTCTAGACCAATAAGCAGGTCATCTGTGGTAACTTCCTGTCCCGGCAGTAGAGTTATTACTCCAGTCTTAGTAAAAGTTACTATTTTAACTTTTTCTGTATTAAGATACTTAGCCATACTATTAGTATTTAGTATTCATAAATAAAAAAAGGTCGGAGGTTTTTAGCCTCCGACCCATTTCATACTACTTTGTCAGCTATCAGAAGCTGTTGTATCTAGTAGGAGTGTTATAAACACTAGCATTTCTTTCCATTGGGCGGACAAGGTAGTCACCAGCAGCACCGACAATTCGAATCACGCGGAAGAAGCGTGATGCAGGCTGAATTGCAACCTTACCGTAGCGAGTCAGCAGACCCTTACGTGGTTGGAAGCTCTCAGGATCGGTGATCGTTGGGAGTTGCTGGAGTGGGATGTAGGGGCAGTAAATGAACCCTGAATCCATTGGACCAGAACCCTTGTAACCCATGATGATTTCATCCGTTGGGAACATAGGATCAACGTAGAGGTCGTAGCGACCGGCGAACTTGCCCTTGAACTCGATTGACGTGTTGCCAATGTTGCTTGGGCGGTCAGCAGAGTTGATACCACCTTCCAGCTTGGCAGCAGACTCAAGCATTGCTGCAATCAGAGGTGATGTAATCATCCAGCTACCAGGACCACGGAAGGTCGTGCGGTAGATATCCTGTGAGGCAAAGTTGATGGTTGCCAGCAGGTTAGAGTATACATGACCAATGTGCTGAGGAGCGAAGGCACCAGTGCCATCACGGTAGTAATCAAGGTCTACAACAAAGATGTTGGAACCTGGGGCGTTAGTTTGAGCTGAGTTGATACCCTTAGCTGGAACACCGTTATCGGCGGTGCCAGTGCCAGCTTGAGTCAGTTCATACTCAAAACCACCAGGGCTAAATGCCGGGTTACCTTCTGGTTCTAGACCTGGGAATGATGGGAAAGCATTTGAGGTGCCTCTTGGATCAAGTGAACCAGGATACCAACCACCGAAAGCAGTCGTCCGATCACCAAAACCGTAAGCAATCATACGCATATCTTCGATTAGCTCACGGTCAATTTCGAGTTGAAGCTCGTTTGACAGGAGTGAAGTAAGCTCTTGCTCAAGATCGAGGTTGTGATAAGCCTTGAGATCTTG